AAAACTCAGAGCTCGCAACCACTTGATTGTTCTGTTTTACAATCCATTTGAGACATTCGTCTTTTCGTAATTTGTATTCAACATATGAGTTAGACGCTATTTTCTTCCTAAGTTGAAGAGGAATGGTACTATATTTACCTATGATAACGCTGTGATCATAATTTATTGCGGCATCATTAAATGATTTGATGCAATAACATTCCCCATTTATTCCTAAAGAAAACTTTCTGGCTTCACATTCATTGTCAGTCGATTCAATCTTTAAATCAACATTAGAAGAAGATGCTATGCTTTTCGGGGAATTACTAAAACCGCCGGACGTTCTAACGGGATTATTGTCGATGGATTCCTCGTCAGCCTCACGTTTTGAGTCGTTCCGTTCGACCGCGTTTTCACCCGGGAGGCTGATGAAGAATTCATCACCTTCATCAGCCTCTTCGAAAGTATCAGAGTCTGTATTGTCCATTTCAGAATTTGCTGTTTGTCCGAAGGGGTTGCGGATGATGTGCCCGACCTCGCCGGTCTCCGGGTCGACGAAGGTGTCCCCCTCCGAGCCGGATTCCGATGCGTCCGAAGCGTTCATGTAGGGATTCGCAACGCCGAACGGCGAAGTGATGGTCTTCCCCAGCTCCTGAGCGGAAATGGAGGTTGTGTCGAGGATCGCCACGGTTGCGATGGCGAACAGGAGAAGCATGGCCAGTTTGGCCAGCGCCGGAGTTTTATGTGGGCTTATCATCATAGGTGGTCTTTCTTGTTTTATGGTGAAGAACAACGTCCAAACATATTACAATACCCCACGTTTATCAAAAAGTCAAATTAAAAGCAGACTTTAACGCAACAATAACACGTTTTTCTAAAAATTACCCCGCCCCTCTGCGTTTTCGGCCATCACATCCGGCGATGTCGAGTGTGATTACCCTCCCCCCTACACCACTTGACACCCGTCGTCCTCCTGCTCCATCCCGACAAACAAAAAGGTCCGTCAACTCAGGGGCTTTCCCTGAATCAGCGGACCATTTCGTTCAGACCACTCCGAAGACTCTCCTCTGCTCCTCCCAGCTTTCAGGAATGCCTTCACGAAGTTTATTGAGCGTAAGCGAAGCAGGCTGTCTCCCCTCCCAGATAAGCTTTACAATATCGGGCGCAAGGTTGGCAAGCTGAATCGTCCTTGCGGCAAATGAGCGGTCAACGCCAAGTTCGGCGGCTACCGCTTCGATAGTCGGCTTCCTTCCGCTGATAAGCTCGGCCATCGCTTTTTCCGCCTGCAATAGCGCATGCTGCATTTGACTGCGGCATCCTGCATCTGCGCCTCCGTTTTCAAGCACAACTATCGTCCTGTTGTTGTGTTTCTTTCTACGACATGCCACGCTCAGAACACAGTTTTCATCACCATGTTCCATGTCGTAAGGAAGCCCTGCCTCGTTCATGAGCTTTCCAACTTCACCACCATGGAAAACCAATCTGATTTCATGCTCATAGACCAGAACTTTCTTCAAAAGCGCACAGGCCAATTTGCGTCGTTCCGCGGGGAACATGCTGTCCCACATGACAGAGAGTTGAGCCTTCCGTTCGGAACAAGTCCCGGACGTCTCGGACAATTCTTGACTGACCTCGTCCGGAGATAGATCATGTCCGCATATTTTCGCAAGCATCGTCGGTGTTTTGAGCACATTTTCAATCTGTTTCAGCATAATGTTGTCAATGTCATCCGCAGGGACACGATGAACCGAACATGTGCTGAAAGCCCGTTTGTCGTCGCCGGTACAGACGTAATACTGATATTGACGACCATTTCCGTTTGAGTGTTTTGTTCGGAACATAGGCTTGTTACAATGTCCGCAATAGATTATTCCAGCAAACGGATTTTCGATAACGGCCGATGGCTTGCGCACAATCTTCTGCCCAAGACATTCCTGTGCTTTGTTGAACAGGTCTTCCGGGATCATGGCTTCGTGTTCTCCATCGTAGACCTTCCCATGATACCGTATCTTGCCAATATAAATCGGGTTCCGGAGAACATTGCGGATTACAGTGCGGGAAATGGCATGACCTCCATGCGAGACTCCTTTTTTTGACGTGCGGACAGGAACCACAACGCCTTGGCTGGCGAGCTCGCGTTGAACTTCTTTTATCGAACACGATTCCACGAAGGTTTCGAATATGAACCTGACGATCTTTGCCTCTTCCGGTTCGACGACAATCTTCATCGCCTGCGTGTCCGCCCTGTATCCGAGGGGAAGGACGCCGCCAATGTACTTTCCTTTTTTTCGTGCGGAGGACATTTTGTCCCGGATGCGTTCGGCGATGATTTCACGCTCGAACTGAGCGAAGGTCATGAGGATGTTCAGCATCATGCGTCCTGCGGACGTATTCGTGTTGATTTCCTGCGTGACGGAGACGAAGGCCACATTCCATTGCTCGAACTGCTTTGTCAGCTCGGCGAAGTCGCATAGAGAGCGTGATAGACGGTCGATTTTGTACACGACCACGATGTCGATTTTCCCCGCCTCGCAGTCGGACAGCAGTTTTTTGAGCGCGGGTCTATTCAGGTTCCCTCCGGAGAAGCCGCCGTCGTCATAATGCTCCGGCAGACACATCCACCCGTTCGCCTTCTGACTGGCGACATAGGCTTCTCCCGCTTCGCGCTGGGCATCAAGGCTGTTGAACTCCATGTCGAGTCCTTCTTCATGGCTCTTGCGGGTATAAATGGCACATCGTTTTACTGTTTGCATTTCTTGCTTCTCCTGAGGCCGAAGAATTCATATCCGTTCCAATTAGACCCGGTAATAGTGCGGGCTATGCCGGATAGAGACCGATACAGTCTATTCCCGTACTCAAATTTATTGCCGCATACGGTTACGAGATAGTCTTTGCCGTGCCATGTGCGAAGAAGTTTCGTGCCGTCCTGAAGGGCGTTGGTTTTATGCCTGCGGTCGGGAAGAGGCTCTTTGTTGAATACTTTTTTGAGTTTGTCGTCGAGACCTCCATAGAACAATTCCTGTATTCGATAGGCTATGCGACGGCGAAGAAACTCCTTGCTCGAATTTGGTGGTTCTGTACCATACAGATCGCGCCAACGCTCACATAATTCAGGGCGGGTCAGAACTGCCAGCGATGCCAGTTGTCTGCGGACTGTCGAATCATCTTTCTTCATATTCGAACTCCTTTCCGATGTTTGAGGGTACGCTTGTTACATAAGCATCGCTCTCCTCAATATCCAGTCCATTATGTGCTTTTTCCGCATTCTTTCCCGATATAATCCGCTTGATCACATTGCGAACAATCTCTGCGGCATAGTCGAGGTTATTTGGCTTCATGCTTTATTCCTTATGTCAGATAGTTTGAGCTTGCGCCGAGGCTCCGTAGTCGTGATATGCGTTCCCATACGCTCGGACAGCTTTATGCGGCCATGTTTCTTCACCACGACGGCTCCGAACTCAGGCAGACTACTTCCGAGCATAGATCCGCACACGGCGCATCCCGCGAGGCAGTCCAGCCAGTGATTGTCGTGGTGTTCCGGCTTCAGCTTCCATTCGTCCACCGTGCGGCCGCGACCGGATGTCTTCACGCGATACTCCGCCGTCAGGTGTTCGGCGAGGAGCTGGTGAATGCCGGGAACGCGTCCGTAGAGCGTGAGGGAACCTTTGTCGCCCGTGGGAACAGCGAGGCGAGCGTGAACGAACGATTTCCAGAAGTTGGAATCGAATATGACGTGCCGGACAGCCCGTTTCTTCGCCACACTCGGCATCATCCAGTTGAAGCCCAGGCGGTCGCCCGGTTGCTTGCGGTATTCGGTCATCGGTTTTGAGCTCGCGCCAACATAGCGCCCATGACTCGGCAGCACGACTCCGGCGAACCTGGACTCGCGGCAAAACTGATACACGATTTCGGTACTTTGGCCCCAGTTTGCGTCGATCAGCGCCCGTTCGATCTTCAGCACGGCTCCGTCCTCGCGTTCCCACTCGCGTCCGAGCAGGTCATCTGTCAGGGCGGTCAACGCGGCGTACAGGCCACCTTCAAGCCCGGCACGGGGGAACTCGCTCTGGATGGTCGGATTCGCGTCGGCAAGCGAAAATTCGCGCCTATGCTGGTCGGGCCACGCACCGTAATCAATGACGCTTCCGGTGAAGTTCTCCGCCCACGCCGTTACCACATAAAACAGTAATGCCTTCTGCACGTCGATGAAGAGCGTCATCCGGTCGCAGGCGAGCGGAACCTTGTTGTGCGGAAGCCCGTTGATCTTCTGGCAGATCGCGTCTATCGACATGATTTCCTCGCCGCCGACATCTTCGGGGAGCGGATCATTCTGGTACTCAGCCTGAAAAGCTTGTTCATCCTGGAACTTCAAGTTCATCGCATGCTGAAGGGCGCTGATCTCGTCGTGGTTGTACCGGGCTTCCCAGCTCACCTTTGCTCCTTCGTCCATCTCCGCACGGTGTGCTTCGTAGAACTCGGTCGCTCTTCGAAAGTTGCCTTCCTCGCGCAGAGCCTCCGCACGAATCTCGGCATACTTTTCCCAGAGCTTCATATTCTTGGGGAACTCGTAGACCATTTTCGTCCGTTCGCCGTTCCAGTCGGGATGCGTCTGGCGATTTAAGATGATGTCGGCCATGTCGCCCGGACGAATGATTGTACAGGGCATGATCCCCGAAATCTTCTGGCCGGGTCCTGCAAGACCGAGGATGTCGCCCGCCAGCACACGGATGCGCTTGCGGGTCTGCTCAAGGGAACCGGCGCTCTCGCTCGTCTGCGGGTCGTCGATCACTACGAGGCTCGGTCGAACACTGCGTCCATCCGGCCGCTTGTACTTCATGCCGCGGATTCGGCCGGTAATCCCGGCCACGCGCACCACGATACCGCTCGCCGCGCTACCCTTGATGGTCGGGAGCACGATTTCGTTGCTCGTCCACGTGATCCGGGTTCTTTCCCCGTGATACAGCTGCCCGGCGCATCGGTTCGCGATGCCGTCGAGCTGCTGAATCGGAAAGCATACCTCAGGAAAATCCTGGGCAAGTCTCTCGTTCACCTCCAGCTCGGTCATGAGGGAATCCAGCAGTTCCAGTGCTGCCGATTCCGTCGCGCCGATGAGCACAATGAACTCACGGTGACCGTAGAGCATCGACCAGATGGCGGCGACTTCAGTGATGCTGCTTTTACCCGACCCGCGTGGGAGTGCCATCGCGAATAGACCGCCCCTCAAAACCGCCTGCTCAATCTTATGAATCACTTTAATATGATCCGGCGACCACGGCAATGCAAAAATCTCTTTGAAGTATTCTTCGCAGAAACTTTTGAAGTCCCGCTCGCACCTCTTCTTCCTCTCCGGATCGACGACATCCGGGAGCTCCCCGATGTCACGTCCTGCGGTCGCGAGAGCGAGGTTCCTCGCCCGTGCCGCGTTCCTCTTCTCTTCATAAGTCAGCGGCGTTTCGCTCTGACGAATCATCAACTCGGAGCGAAGCCATGCGGCATACTTGAACAGGTTCACCGTCTGCCCGCCGTCCTCGCTGATCCGAAAGCCTGCACGGTCACGATGACGCCGAAGCTGTCTGTCGTTCAGCACCGCCATCAGCGGTGTCGTGTTCACGATTCGCACAATTTCAATCGGCTTGAGCTTGGTCGGATTCAGCGCCATTGTACATCTCCTTCAAAATCCATGCCATGTAGTGAATAAGGTTGACGGTTCCGTCCGGGTTCCGAGGTGCTCCAAGGTCAAAGTCGCTGTGGAGCAGTTCCAAGGTCATATCCCGGAAACCGGACTTGACCAGGACATCCACGAGCTGGTCCGGCTTCAAGGCCAACAGATTCCTTTGGTTTTCCATAAAACTTTTTCTCTCCTTTCTTCGATTTTCGACTGGAATAAACTCAAAAGCATGCTCCGGTCGGAATATATGGTTTTTAATTCGATTTTATCTGGTTTTTAGTTCAGTTTCGGCTGGATAAAGTCGAAACACGCGCTTAAGTAATGTCGTCCGCTCGAATAAGCTCACTCAACACAACAACAGGAGGTAATCCATGAGCAACATCAGCGAAGT